TAGGCATACGGTATGTAACGCCTTTGTCCGACTCACGGTTGCCTGCTGCAATCATTACAACATTATCAGGCAAGCGATACTTTCCTACACGTCTATTCAAAATCAGCTGATACGCTGCACTTTGTACAGCTGGTGCCGCAGAGTTAAGTTCGTCCAAGAACAACACAACCACAGGATACTGACTGGCCAATTCCTCATCAGGCAAATCAATAGGTGGAGCCCAATCCATCTTGCCAAGCTCTTTGTTGTAAAACGGGATACCACGAATGTCAGTGGGTTCCATTTGACCCAATCGCAGGTCGATCATAAAACCACCAAGCTCCTTGGTGATACCTTCAACTAACTCACTCTTGCCGATACCTGGAGGCCCCCACAGAAAGATCGGACGTTTCACAGCAAAGGCTTTGTTGATGCTGCGGCGTGCTTGCTTGATTGTTACGGTACGTGTCTCAGACATTTTGGCTCCTAGTTAACATTACATCTAGTATTATATAAAAAAGTGTTTTAATGGTCAATCACTTTCACACGATTCAATTGGGTACAGTCCGATCTGTGTTCTTTTACTGTGCCCAGTATGCTGTAGGTTCGCCCCAATTCCAATTTGGTCTTGTATCCAAACATCACTCGGTGACCGCAATTGGTACGCCCAGTTAGAAAATTCATATTGTATTTTTCGCTATACACAGCTCGAGCCACGGTTACCTGTCTTTGGATACGTTCTCCCACTGTGGCCAAGGGCGTGGCCACAGCGTCTTTGAGAATTTCCTGTTCGATGCAACTCGCACGCCATCTAGGAATTTGACTTGCAATTACTGAATACTCAGTGGACATACTAGGATAAAATTGTTCTATGCCTAGGGTCTTTGCCATGCGTTGTTCAAAGCCATTCAGATCTTGCCGCAGCACACGAAACGTGTATTGCTTTTGAAAAAACGCTCGAGCCTGTCTACCGTCTTCGTAATCTTGCGCTTCCAGCAGATCAAGATTAGTTAGACTTTCGTTAATCCAGTATCTATTGGCCTTGCGCCCTAGTTTGGCTTCTTCAGGATTCTGAGGATCTGGTACCCATTCGTCGTTGCGTAGATACTCGTCATTGTTTATACGGCTGGCTCTAACTGCGGCAGCCCAGACCTGATCCGCTGTCCATCCGTCGGTCAAGATTTTGTCCATTTGATCAGAACCTCTTGAGCAAGGTCAGTACTGTTAATTTCGTCAATAAAAGCCAGCTTCATCATTTCAATAAGGCTACGGCAGTCACGTTGATCCTGCGTAGGCAAGGTACTGATAAAACTTTCAACACCTTCTTGCGTTTCTATTGCCCACATAATATCACACAGTGCTGCCTGCTTGGCAGTAAGACCTGAAATTTCAAGTTTCATGACATTGCCTTTGCGGCTTCTGCTGCTATTTTTGCTATAGCACGACCTGCGGCTTCTTTGGCATTGGTATGAGCCCAATCATCACTAAGACTATTAAAGCCGTGATACAGTTCCCATTTACCGTTTACCACCCATTCCACTTTTATATCATAGGCTGTATCAAATGGCGAACCATCGTGTACGATACGTACTAGACCAAAATCATGTGCTACTCTCATGCTACCTCCATTACAATATTTAAAAACTAACAAGGACCGTCGTTAGTTGAGTTTAGGGTCCGCCATTCCCATCCTGCGCTTTTCTTGCCGGGATGCCATGGTCAAGCTACGGCTCATTCTCGCTGGTGGCTTGCTTGCTACCACTGCTCACTGTCGCTAGTGTCACAGGGCACTATAGAGTCAGCCTGTGCTCTGACTTTGGTACTCCATTTTGTTCAATTTATCGGCGTGAACCCAGACATACCAACCCAGTCCTAATACACCAACTTTGACATAGTTCAATCTCTTACGAAGCACTTCACCGACTAAGTTGCCATGAGTTTTTGTTTTAAACCAAACATGTTCACCTTTTCTCCAAATACGCATGATCTCCTCTTTATGCTAGTTCAAGTTCTTTCGCTGGGTAAGTTATCTTACCGTCAAACGCAAGTTGGTTTTGTTCATGCTCAGTAAGGTAGTCATCTTCAACTACAGCCCAATCCACAATGTGTTCACGCATGTAATCATTATCGGATTCAATGCGACCACGCACTTGTTCTACAATGATACCTGGAGCATAACGGGTAGGATCAAAATTACGAATAACATAATCATCGCCGCCCTTGGCTTTCCAGTAGGCCGCATCGCCGGTACCTATAGAACCATCTTCCATCCAGGCGTAGTTTTCGTAAACTTGGGTAATTATTACTAATTTCATGCTATGCTCCGTGTTGTTTACTATTCTATTATTATACGAAAATGGATATTTTTGGTCAAGAAAAAAGCGGCCCTGGGGCCGCTTGTTTATGCTGCTTTTTTAGCAAGTTTTGCTGCCTTGTCAGCAAACCATTCTTCTACAAACTCCGCGGGATCTTGACCCTTGCGCGGTTTGTCGCCCACACGACGGCTCTTGGTTACAGGAACAGCAACCGTTGTGGTTTTTGCAACTTTTGCTGGCTTTGCAACTTTTGCAACACGCGGTGCCTTGCCAGCGGTGATGCCCTGCGCAGCAAGCCATTCAACAGCAGCTTCTTTGCCCATGGTAAACGGCAGCTTGAGCATGTTTACGTCGGTCGCACCCAGTTTGGCTAGCACCGCTGCACGACCCTCGTCGTTAGCAAATTTGTAAACAGTTGCACCATTAACAACACAAGTACCCGCATAAGCAAAAAGTTTTGACATTTACAACTCCTTCTTAGTTAATGTACCACTATTGTACAGAAATGGAAAATATTGGTCAACCAAAAAGTTGGTTGTTATGCAACTGTTAACATATTCATAGGAACTTTCCAAGTGCCCTGCGGGGTAGTCACTGTGGCATATTTTAGTGCAATTTTAGCAACTTTTCCACGAATAGTGCTGTTGCGTTTTTCGCTATAGAATTGCACATCCGTGCCGGGCTTGATAGAGTAACGAGCTTGTTTTACAAGATTAGCACGAGCATATTTCACAGCGTCAACAATGCTGTTCAGCTGCTCGTTAGTGAATGAACCGCCAATAATGGCAGCATTGATATCTTGGATTGTGAGTTGCGACATAGTTAACCTCCAAAAAGTCTCAATATCGTGATTGTAGACTTTTTGGATTTAATGGTCAACCGTGGGAAGTTGCTGATTTAATAACGATATGTGTCAGGCTTGAATGGCCCTTGCACTGGCACACCAATATAGGCGGCCTGGTCTGCGCTGAGTTCGGTTAGTTTGGCACCAACATGAGCAAGATGAAGTCTGGCAACTTCTTCGTCTATGTGTTTGGGCAGTAGATAGATTTCTCCAGCTGCATACTTTTTGTCATCGCGATGCTGCCATAGTTCAATCTGTGCTAACACCTGATTGGTAAAACTGTTGCTCATTACATAACTGGGATGACCCGTGGCACAACCAAGATTCACCAAGCGTCCCTTGGCCAATACAATCAGTCGTTTGCCATTGGGGAAGATCACATGATCAACCAAGGGCTTGATCTCGCGCCATTCAAGATCTTGTATGCCAGCGATGTCTATTTCACTGTCAAAATGACCAATGTTGCACACAATAGCATTGTTCTTCATGCGTTCCATGTGTTCGCGGGTGATCACATTAATATTGCCTGTGGCAGTTACATAGATATCAGCTTTGTCAGCTGCATACTTCATTGTGGTAACTTTGTAGCCTTCCATGGCAGCTTGGAGAGCGCAGATTGGATCTATTTCAGTGACCCATACAATAGCACCCAGAGCTCGCAGTGCCTGTGCTGATCCTTTGCCTACATCACCATAGCCACAGACCACAGCGGTTTTACCAGCAATCATTACATCAGTGGCACGCTTGATGGCATCAACCAGGCTTTCACGACAACCATAAAGATTGTCAAATTTTGCCTTGGTCACACTATCATTTACATTGATAGCAGGCAAACGCAGAGTGCCAGCTCGCACACGTTCCACTAGTTTGTGAATACCTGTGGTGGTCTCCTCGCTGACGCCCACAATGCCGTCAAGTAAGTCTGGTCTGTGATCGTGTACGAATCCAGTAAGGTCATGCCCATCATCCAACAGCATGTTGGGTCGCCAATCATTGGGTCCTGTAAGAGTCTGCTCTATGCACCACCAATATTCTTCTTCGGTCTCACCTTTCCAGGCAAACACAGGAATACCTCGAGCTGCTAAAGCAGCCGCAGCATGATCTTGTGTGCTGAAAATATTACAGCTACTCCAGCGTACCTCTGCGCCTAGGTCTACCAAGGTTTCAACCAGTACAGCAGTTTGAATAGTCATGTGTAGACTACCAGCAATTCTAGCGCCTGTCAGTGGCTTGCTGTCGCGATATTTTTCTCGTATAGACATCAAACCTGGCATCTCGTGCTCGGCAATTTCAATCTCTGCTCTGCCCCAGTCTGCTAGACTGATATCGGCTACTTTATAGTCTGTCATGAGTGTGATTCCTTACGTTCATTTTTGTTCATCCTAGGTGGTGCCATTCTGCTGACAATTTCTGCTTGCACCATTGAGCGTAGGAAGTGATTGCGACGCTCGGCATTTAGAATAGTTGCTGCCATCATTTTACTGCTCTTGCTGAGTTTGAAATGTTTGTTGGCTTTCATTTGTGGTATTTCCTTCTGGAGTTGTTTTCGGGAGGTTCGCGGTTTAACCACGATCTTGTGACTTTGCCTGCGGCTATTTCATGCATAGCAGTGCTCAAGGGCGACGTGCCTTGATTTACCATGGCAGCATGTCCGCACTTGATTTCTCTAATACGCTGGCTTAAAACTAAAACAGTGTCAAATAGGTTGCCAATTTTAGCAGCAGTATCTTGGCTGCTAAGACTGATTTCGTCTCTGGTGTGTTTGTGCTGCATATGACCTCCAATTTCATAGTTATCAATTGTAGCAGCAAAACACAGATTTCACAACTCAACTGATAAACAAAACCCGCCTAGGGCGGGCTTTGTTTTACATCATGCCCATGTCAGGGTGCATGTTTTGCGCTGGTTTGTCTTCGGGAATGGTGTTGATTGCACATTCTGTGGTCAGCAACATTCCAGCAATACTTGCCGCATTGGTAAGAGCTGTACGAGTAACCTTGGTTGGGTCAATCACACCAGCATCAACCAAATCAACATAGCTGTCGCTAGCAGCGTTGTATCCATGATTACCTGATGCAGCAGTAACAGCATTTACCACCACACTGGGCTCGGCGCCTGCATTGTAGGCAATAGCACGTAGAGGTTCTTCACATGCACGCCATACAATCTTGATGCCAGCTTCTTGATCTGCATTGGCACCTTTGAGTGTGTCAAGAGCCTTTCTAGCACGCAGCAGAGCAACACCACCACCGGCCACGATGCCTTCTTCAACAGCAGCACGAGTAGCATGCAGTGCGTCATCAATGCGGTCACGCTTTTCTTTCATTTCAACTTCAGTGGCAGCACCAGCACGAATCACAGCAACACCGCCTGACAACTTGGCCACACGCTCCTGCAGTTTTTCGCGATCGTAGTCACTAGTAGCTTCTTCGATCTGCACACGGATAGTTGAAATGCGTTCTTGGATCTTGGCCTTTTCGCCAGCACCATCAATGATAATGGTGTTGTCTTTGGCAACCTCCACTGTCTTGGCACGACCAAGTTGATCCAGTGTGGTTTTTTCCAAGCTCAGTCCCAGTTCATCTGCAATTACTTCACCACCGGTGAGAATCGCAATGTCTTCCAGCATGCTCTTGCGACGATCACCGAAACCAGGTGCTTTCACAGCACAGCTCTTGATAATACCACGCATGGAGTTCACGACCAAGGTTGCCAGTGCTTCACCTTCAACATCTTCTGCAATGATCAACAAAGGCTTGCCTGCCTTGGCCACTTGTTCTAACACAGGTAGAAGATCGCGAATGCTGGAAATCTTTTTATCAAACAGCAGGATAAAAGGATTGTCAAGAATCACACGCTGTTTTTCTTGGTTGGTGATAAAGAAAGGACTGAGATAGCCTCGGTCAAACTGCATGCCTTCAACAACTTCTAGTTCGTTGTCTAGACTCTTGCCATCTTCCACAGTGATAACACCGTCCTTGCCTACTTTGCTCATGGCCTCGGCAATGATGTCACCAATGCTGGTGTCTGAATTGGCACTGAGTGCAGCTACCTGTGCGATTTCTTTGTTGGTACTGCAGGGTTTGGAAATACGCTCTAGTTCAGCAACAATCGCTGAAGCAGCCTGGTCAATACCACGCTTGATATCCATGGGATTCATACCAGCAGCCACATGCTTTACGCCTTCGCGCACAATGGCTTGGGCCAGCACTGTGGCAGTGGTTGTACCATCGCCTGCTTTGTCAGCGGTCTTGGAAGCCACTTCTTTGACCATCTGTGCGCCCATGTTTTCCACGGGATCTTTTAGTTCAATTTCTTTGGCCACTGTGACACCGTCTTTGGTCACGTGTGGACTGCCAAAGCTTTTTTGAATTACCACATTGCGTCCTTTAGGACCCAGGGTAACTTTTACTGCGTCGGCCAAGATGTTAACACCATTGACCAATTTAGAACGGCTGTCTTCGCCAAAGCGAATAGATTTAGCTGTCATTGTTTTTTCTCCTTAAGCTAAGATTGCAAGAATGTCTTCTTCACGAAGAATAGTGTATTCCTCGTTCTCCACTTTGACTTTTTGTCCAGCGAACTGACCAAACAAAATACGTGCACCTTCGGTTACTGTGGTAGCAACAAAAGCACCGTTGTCATAGCGACCAGGGCCAACAGCAAGAACTTCGCCTGTGGTTGGTTTTTCTTTAGCGTTGTCGGGAATAACAATGCCACTTTGGGTGCGTGTTTCGGAGTCTTGCACTCTTACTATCACGCGATCATGTAGAGGTTTCAATTTCATGATTTGCCTTCTCCTTTAAATTTAAGCAAGAAAGTATGCACAGTCTCACCTGAGCACTGTGCAAAGGTTATTTATAACATAAAAATTGAAGATTGTTAAGAATTTTGAACAAAAAAACTCCCTTAAAGGGAGTTTCTCCATTCTGCTGACTTAAAAGTTGAATTGACTTCTAAACATCAAAGCACGATCGCCATTTACACGACTTCCTGAGCTGCCAACTAGACTGTCAAACTTAGTGTCTACGTAGTTTATCATAAAGCGTAGGTTTTCGGTGGTAAACCAGGTTAGACCATAGGTCATGGCTGTTGCACGATTTGATTTACCTGTGGCCACAGCGATATCACTGGCATCAAACTCGCTTAAACGCACGCCCACTTGCCAAGCACCACGGCCACCTTTGTCTACTGGATTGTTTGGTTTGATTGAACCAAAGACACCGTCACGGTAGTTATAGCTTTCACCGGTAAGATTATACACTGCCAACACATAATAACCCCGAATGTCTTGATCATTACCAGTGGTAGGATCATACTTGAAGTTAAATTGCTCCGCTTGTACTTTCAAGGCATTATAGGCAAACGCTGCTTCAAGTCCTTGACGTGTTCTTGAAGTTATACCTCCTAATGCTGGGCCAGTGAACCAGGCATTTGCACTGCGTGCTTCGGTACGACCACTGGCAGGTGCGACACCACCTTTGATCTCACCTGTGCTATATGCCGCGCCTAGGTGTGCTACATAGGCCTTGCTGCCTTGCAGGTCTGCAATGTTAGTAGTCACTCGACCAATATAATCAAGTCCGTCATTCACTGCATCTTTGTTGGCACGGCCACGACTTACTGCCACAGCATAGGTAAGACCAGTCTTTGGCACACCATGCAACATAAATCCTGTTTCTTTGGCAGGAATGAATTCGCCTTCGGTTTGACCAATCAAACTACGCTCCATCATATCAATGTTGTTGGAGCTGGTAAGTTGCTCTAAGCTGAAAGGCATCTTGAATAAACCAAATTGAAACTGAGCCTCTGGATTAGCAGCGTAGTTGACCCAGGCTACATCCATAGTGGTACTGGAACTTGCTGCACCTATGTCATTGCCTAGATTCCCCACGATCTCATATTTGAAATCCTTCTGGAATTGGCCACGCACACCAAATCGAGCACGACGAACTTCAGCTAGGTCCTGATACGAATCCGTGGTTTGACCTGCACCGTAATCTGGTGAGTATTGTCTATAGTCCATGTGTAATCGACCTGTAAGTTGGATGGTATTGTTTCCATCTTTGCTTTTGAGTCCGATTCCATTTTCTGTGACTGATCCGTCGTTGGCTCTGGCTTGTCTGTATTTGACTGAGTCACTAACATCTTTGTCAATTCGCTGTTCTGCAAACTTTTTGTTTTCCGCTTTGTCTTCGTAGGCTTTGACCTTGGCATCATATTCCTTTTGTGTCAATATGCCTTTGTCTCGTAGAATATTTAGAGTATCCAAATATTCATCTGCGTATGCAGGCACACTGAATATCAAACTTATTGACAAGGCTAGTTTTGTAAATGTCTTCATAATAGATCCTTATTTCCAGATTGTGTTACCATCAGGACCTTTGAGATCCTTACGCCAGTTATCTTGAATCAGTTTAATAACTGATTGAGGCATGTGTACATATTCTAGTTCTTCGCTCATTTTTGCACCGTTCTTGTAGCTCCAGTCAAAGAATTTAAGAATAGCACGTCCGGTAAGCGGATCAGCTTGTTGCTTGTGCATTAGAATAAAACTTGCACCTGTTGCAGGCCAAGCCTCTTTACCAGTTTGCCATGTCAACAACAGATACATTCCTGGTGCATTAGCCCAATCTGCATTGGCTGCTGCTGCTTTGAATGTGTCGTCGCTTGGTTGAACAAAGTTACCATCGCGATTTTTCAATTGTGCGTGAGCAATTTTGTTTTTCTTTGCATAAGCATATTCTACATAACCAAAGGCACCTTTGATACGTTGTACTTGTGCTGCTACACCTTCGTTGCCTTTGCCGCCTATACCAACTGGCCATTTAACTGCTGTGCCTTCGCCCACTGTCTTTTGGAAGTCAGCATTGGCCTTGCCAAGGTAGTTGGTCCACACGAATGTTGTACCAGAGCCATCTGCACGATGAATTACAGTGATATTAATGGCAGGTAGATTTACACCGGGATTCAAATCAGTGATTGCTTTGTCGTTCCACTTGGTAATTTTGCCTAGGTGAATGTTAGCTACTACATCACTAGTTAGTTTTAACTGTCCAGCTGCGATACCATCTAGATTAACAACAGGCACAACTCCGCCAATTATAGCAGGAAACTGCATTAGACCTTCTTTGTCTAATTCTTCAGGCTTTAGTGGCATGTCACTAGCACCAAAGTCAACTGTCTTGGCTTTGATTTGACGAATTCCACCACCAGAACCAATTGATTGATAATTTAGACCAATACCTGTGGCTGCTTTATATGCTTCAGCCCATTTGGCATAGATAGGATAAGGAAAAGTAGCACCTGCGCCTGTTAGATCAGCAGACCAGGCATTAAATGACAGCACCGTCAATGCCGCGTACAAAAGTTTTTTCATGTGTAATCTCCATTTTGTGTGCAATGCACAAAGAATATTTAAACACAATGGTATTACAACTGTGTTACAAAATGGCAGTTTGGAGAAATTAAATTACATGCCGCGGGAGTTATAGTGTTTGACGTAGACGCAGCGAGGGCTAACCTTGTATCCCTCTGTATACCAAGTGGCTCTTATACGGTCACGTTCACGTATACAGCTTTCATAGTCAGGTTGTGGTGCTTGAATAATGCCTTTGCTTTGGGTCTGTCCCAAAGGTTGTGCCAAATACATGCTGATGATCAATATCCACATACTGATATTTATTCATGAAAAAGCCCGCCGAAGCGGGCTTGCTATTTTGGGTTACAAGGCATAACTGCCCCGGAGGTTACGCTGCGAGAGCGAATACCTCGTCGTTAGCTGCGTTTGCAGTTACTATGTTTCGCTGATTACGTCAGTCGACTCTCGTGTTGTCTGCTTGCCTACTCTTGACCCTGTCGAAACCATGTCTGGCCCATCATAAAGAGACTGACGATTAAGTATGTTGCGTTCTGGAGGCAGTGGGCCGCAGCCCAATCTGTTCCATTCGCTTTCGGTATAGTAGTACATGTCTACTGGCATACAATCTCCTTATGGTGGACCAGGCGGGAGTCGAACCCGCGTCCAGAACCCTTTTCAGTTTGCTTCATACAACAATTCTTTTAGCTGTTCGCAGTATTGCTGACACTGTCCACAGTTGTGATCCAATTCCATGATGCGTTTAACCAATTCTTCTTTGGTTTGAAAATCTGATTCACGGATATTTCTACATACACAGACTATCATATTTAATACACTTTACAATGATTGACCAATCTTGTCAAGTATGATGTTGACCACTTGGTTACTCAACACCACTTCGTAGTGATTAAGAGGCATCTCAATAAGTTCAAAGTCCTGTCTACTGCGCATGCTCTTGATAGTCACAACACCATCATTGGGCTCTTTGATCCAAGGACTTTGTCCTTTGGTAGTAACAATTTGAGTCCAATTTGGAGGCGCTGCGATTTTTTGGCTATCCATCATTGGTGCACTCATTGTTCCAATGTCTTTCATAAGTCTACTGAAAGGCAAAAAATACTTGGCAAAGTCAGCTTGCTCGCTACCACCATAAGGTGTGCTTAGACTCACGCCACCGCGAGTGGTCTCGCGATAATGATCAGCCAGATACAAGCTGTAGATACCACCAAGGCTATGACTGACAAAAAACAGTCTTTCAGCATCATCAAGTGTGCCCATCATGGTCTGTAAGTTATGATCAAACCCATCTTCACTTCGATATTCCAGCATGATGTCTGGTTCTTCGAATTGATCTCTTACAAACTGTCTGATATGTGTGAAGCTTTCAGCAGTGGCACTAGCCCCGTGTATATAGACGATCATACATTATTTTGCCTTGGCTTCTTGCTCTTTTGCCGCACGAACTTTTTCAGCGTCTTCTTTGGTTATATAACGCACATTTGTGTCGTCAAATGGGACTATTTTCCATCCCCATGATTTCCAATATTTTGCAACTAGGTTGTTGATTATCAATATAGCCCCTGCAAGCACAATAGAGGTAATTGAAATTAATATACTCGAGGCCAGAAAAAAGGCCGCTTGATCCATGTTCATATGTTGTTCCTGTAAACTGCTGTGTATTTAAGTAAAATCTATCATTGATACTTGACATCCTGCATGCTGTACAGCAAAAAGTTGTGTGCAACACTGTCAAATCTTATTTTGAACATGCACACTCCGGGCTCGTCAAGATACCCATAACTGCGTTTGATGCCACCCTTGCGTAATCGGTATACACAAAAGTGATCTAGATCTCTAAGTGGTTCTCCTCCCAGTTCTATCAGTTCAACTACGACTGCGCTTTCTGTGTCTGTTCTTTCTATGACTTCTATGCCTATGCTAGATATTGATTGGGTATTGTGTTCAAAGTCAAATCTTGTTAGGCCGGGTTCAATCACAACTGAAAGCATGGGATCTCCCAGCACTCGCCATTGAATAGCATCTGGATTGCCTTTAGATCTTGCGTATAGCGAAAGTTTTTTTAGATTTTTTGGCTTCAAGATATTGTTCATATACTTCCTGCTGTTCTCTTAACATACGATCTGCTTCTTGCCCGTCACGGTCTCCAAAACCCAGTTCCTGTTGCAGTTCTAGAAATCTTCTATAACGGTGAAAACGTGTTTCATATGTGTTGTCTGGATTGGTTGGTGTGTGCCAAAAAATATGACTCCAACCTTTGACCACTTGCTCACGTTCAAAGTGATAGTAGTTGCGTAGTCGGTCATCATTGGTCAATGGCACTTGATCACCCAGCGTAAATGGCGATGAAATTGCCACACGCAAACTACCATCTCGGGCCCAATGGCGATATTTGCGCAGTAGGTTAAGCGTTTGTTCAAAGTCTTCTTCGGTTTCCATGGGGTAGCCAGCCATGAATAACCATACCTGGTTGATACCATTGTCGTGTAGTTGATTGGCAGTGTAGTCTATGTCTGCGTTACTGAACTTCTTGCGCATGTCATATCGTATGCGTTCACTGCCACTTTCAACACCAATGATCCATTCAAGGCAACCTGCACGTCCTGCTAGTTCAAAATCTTTAGGTGGCTGATTTTCTCTGCCACGAAATATAGCGTAACCACTGTAGCGTAGAGTACGAGGCAAGTGATCAGCTAGATACTGATTCATTTTGCGATAGTTTGGTATACTACCGTTTATCAAGTTACCACTGAATCTAAAAAAGTCAATACCAGTGCGATGATAACTTTCAATCATTTCTTTTGCCAAGAGCTCGCCATCTTTAAAAATATACCGGGGCCATAGATGCTCAACATCACAGAATGTGCATCGACGCACACAACCTTTGCTGTCTGTGATCAGTAGATAACGATCTGATGGATTAAATCTTTGATATAGATCAAAATCATAATTGTCCCAGTCTGGTATAGGAACCTGATTTAAATCAGCAGATGTCTGCGGCGGTGAATCTACAACTCCATATAAGTCTTGTTTGATTACGTCGATTATAAAGCTTTCTGCATCTCCAGTAACAGCACAGTCAATCATGCCTTGTTCAACAAGCCAACGTGCTCTGCTGCCAGTGGCATGTGTATCACCGGTGTATTCTCCCTGTGTGAGAATTTCTAGACCTCGACCACCTGCTAGTATTTTTACGCCCGGCAACCACCTTCTAATACTGTAGCACATCAAGGTAAGATAGGTTTCACTCATCACACTGAACACACTCAAACCCATGATGTCTGGATCATAGTCGCGTTTGATCTGCAAGAGTTTGCGTCTATTCCATTTTAGTATATCAATAAACACACGTCTTGGCAGTTTGCGATCTGGATTAGGACCCTGACTAATATAGAACAGTAGTTCTGGCCAGTAGCATTTGTCCACAAAGTCAGCCACAAATTCAGCTGCCAGGTCCACTGGCACTGCACTGATTCCTGCTTTGTTGAGACAGGCACTGAGCAACGCAGGAGCCGTGGCAGGCCATCCCGGAGTTTGATAGGGCAAGCTGGCTATCACAATGGTTCGTTTATTTGAGCTCATACACCAAGGTCATGAATTCAAATTGATGCTGTGACAGCGCAGCAAAAGGACTGGAGATGTCGGTCAGGGTGTACTTGCTTAACTGATAACCAAAATCACCCAGTATGGTATCAAACCAAGCTTTGTTTGGGCATCCCACTCGAGTTTCCATGTCAGTGGGATGAAAGCCTTTCCAGGCCACAGTGGCATCTTCCAACCACCAATAAACCAGTGGCACTGGATGGGCGGCAATCACAGGAGGATTCCAGTTTTGTATGATAATTGTTTTGGGTCTAGACCGAGTGATAGCACGCATGATACCAAAGTGATCAGTAACAATGTTCATGATCGCTGCTAATATCACTGTGTCGCGATCATAACACAAGGCTTCGGTTTCTCCTAGATCGTTTATGTTACTCAGCACTGCACGAAAACGATGGCGCAGTGGATTGTTCAGTGCCAGCATTTCATCAGCGATGCTTAGACAATCACTTTTGATGTTGGTGACTATCACGTGCTCGGCATCATTGTGCAAACACACAGTGCCTAGCAAGCCAATATGTGTGCCAAAGTCTATGATTTTTCTGTGTTTGATTGAGTCAAGGTTATCCACCAATGCGAGCTTGAGTCTCACTATATCAAATGCATCAAGTTGCCAGGTTGGGTCTCTTTGGAATTTTTCAAAAGGTATATTGGGATCTAACCAGATGTCGGCGCTGAAGCCGTGTTGGGTGATACATTCCTGTTGAATGTGTAGTGGAAGGTTTGCAAAGTGATCTGGGGTCGCGCAGTCAGGCCAGCTGGGATCTTTGATGTTTTCATAGCTACGTTGCCATGCTTGTTGATTGCGAATATCGTAGCCTGGATCACGATTGGGATTGGTTCGTTCTGCTAGATAGGCTTTTCTACTTGCGTACTCATAGATGTCAAGTGGGAACATATGATCTAGTACCTGTTGATACATAGATTGGTTTATGCCATAGGAAGTTAGCAGATCTTGGTTATGCATGCAATGAGTATACACTAAATTTGGGCTAATGTCAACCCTAGGTATTTGAAGTGTTATTTAGAATAGGTGTGCATGTTCACGCCCGATTGCACCACACAAAACAGTTCATCGTTCCAGCGTTCTACCACAGTAAAACTACCTGAGTCTGGGTTGACAAAAATAATGGTTTCAAATTGAACTAGTTCGTTATTGATTCCACGATTTGATACGCCGCGTAACAACGGCCGTTCAGCACTGTTGTTAATAACTTCTCTGACCACTGGCCAGCTCTCGCAGATCAAGATTGATTGTACTGTTTCAGCGTGAGATACCACTGCTGTCAACAGGGCAATGCAAGCCACAATGGTTCTCATATAGTGTCCTAAAACACTATTTACCATTGTGGCTGTGTTTAACTCACGCCGTGGTTACCATTACGAAAGCCAATAGTGCCACCTTCTGCTGTGATGCGCTTGATAACATCTTCAAACAGTATGGGTGCAAAGTCTGTATGCTCCACACACACGCAGTGATACCTAGCATCAATCTCGTTGTTCTTCATGACTCGATTGGCATGCAGGTGTCCGTGTATGTTGGTACCAAATCTTGCCAGGCTTTCTTCGTGAATTGGAATATGGCTAAGGATCATTCCGTTCATCACATGATAAGCACGTAGTTCACGAAAGTATTCACGGTATTCGTCATCACGAAAGATATCATGATTTCCACGAATAAGAACCTTGTCACCATTAAGGCGTGCCATGGTCTTAAGAGCCTTGCGATTAATCACAACATCACCCAGGTGATACACTTTGTCGTTGGGTCTCACACGTTCGTTCCAGCGGCGTACCATTTCATCGTCCATTTCTTCTGCACTGGTAAATGGTCTCAGTGGCGAGCCATCTGCTCGCTTGAACACCGTGCAGGTTTTTTCGTGACCAAAATGTGTGTCACTCACTAACCAAACAGCAGGCATTAGGCCCTCCTTTCTTTAATTGTGTAGTATAACAGCAACGGACTATTTGGTCAACCTACGTTGCTTTTTGGCATCTGCCAAAATAAAAACCTTTTCATTGTCCGTGGTCCAATCCTCTGCTAAAGCCACGCCATTGATGCTGTGCTTTTCCTCAGGATCATATCCCAGGCCAAGACTTTCCATCATTAGATGCTTGACCAAGAGATTGGGACTGCGAAAGTCTTCGGTATCCTGGAAACCCATGAGTACTCCAACTTCTGCAACAGCACCGCTACGACACACTCCAGCATGGCAATGCACAACCACGTTCATGGAATTAGCCAAGGCGTGTTGCAGGCACTCTACTAGTTGCTTGGCCTGCTCAGGACTACAACGCCAGGATTCATCTATGCTACGATCCGTAGCTTCAATGTCTAGAAAAAAGAACTGATGCCGCTCCTTGAATGTGTATTTGGGCTCAGGAAACTCTACACCGGGATCCACTATCTGTATCAGCATGGAATTTACACCTGGATCGTAGTGGTGTCCCCTAATTACTTCACTCAATGAAATGTTTTGAATCCAAGGCATACTGGTTCCTTAAAGTTTAATGAAAATCACTATACATAATTGTGCAGATTACGCAAGATTCAGCATGACCTGTGCCATATAATAGAGCTACATACTAATGCAGTATGTTAATTTTATCAAAGGAGAACTAACATGGCATGGACTACACCTTCAGCACAAGATATGCGTTTTGGTTTTGAAATCACCATGTATATCGCTAATCGCTAATAGTTGTTAGTGATCAAGACAGCCCGCTTCGGCGGGTTTTTCTTTGGTACCCCCACTCCGATTCGAACGGAGAACAACTGCTCCTTTTGAGAGAGCCGACTTTGCCAATTTGTCCATGGGGGCATTTGGTCTCCCTGGCTGGATTCGAACCAGCGATCTCTGGTCCCCCAGACCAGCACTCTAGACCAGACTGAGCCACAGGGAGTTTATTTTACAGCTTGTGCTCGGGCTTGAATCAGTTTGTCAACATTGCCCTTGACAATGACATTTTGATAGGTGTCAGTCAAGCCCGAAGCATGATCATACACTCGATTGTCTACTTCATGATATGTGCGTACACGTTCATTGGAAGCACGATAACGTTCGGTATCCTTGTGAAAATGTCGTTGTACTCTAGCACGACACACTGCTAGAGCATTCTTGCGATTGTCTTCTCTGCTGCGACTTGAAGTGCCATTGGCCTGTATGCCAGTGGGCACATGGATACAACGACAACAGTTCTGATGTTTGTTGCGATGTTGTCCACCGCCACCAGTGGAACTAAACCATTCAAATCTAAAATCTTGATCTAGAATTTTCATGTTGACTCCTTGGTACGGATGGAGGGACTCGAACCCTCAAAACTCGGATTTTAAGTCCGATACGTATACCTGTTCCGTCACATCCGCAGAATTATGGTGCCCCAGGCGAGACTCGAACTCGCACCCGAAGACTAGTTCCTAAGACTAGCGTGTCTACCATTCCACCACCGGGGCTTTGTTTTTAAATTGTTGAAATTAAGCAGCGCAGATATAGATCTGCCTGGCGTTGACGATAATCAATAACTGCGCTTATGATACGATGCCACATATCAAAGAGTCCTATTAGAACCGTAGGTGAATTCTCTTTCAAACTTTTCAATGTCCGAAGCAGTCTTTGGATCTCTACTGATGATGTAGTTTTCCAGACGACTCTGATAGCTTTCTTCGGGAAACATTTCACTCAAACGTTCTAATATATGTGTTATAAGCTGCGACATGGTCATTTCCTTTTTGTATATAGGATATTTATTGCACTGCAACATTTATTCTATATTTTGCCAAGGAAATGGTGCCGACTCCTGGTTACGCTCCAGGCTCTCGTGTTCTTCAGACACATGCTTTCACTAGATTAGCTTAGTCGGCCTTGGTAGCCCGTGACAGAATCGAACTGCCGTAACCGCCGTGTAAAGACGGAGTTCTACCATTAAACTAACGGGCCCAGGTTAATACAAAAATTGATCTATCTTGATCCCACTTGAATGCCACACCTAGTTGATATGAGGATTTACTGTCATTCCAGGCCCAGGTCACATAGTGTTTGCCAACATGAGTCTGCAGCCAGGACTCCACAAGTTCAACGCCTTGAATCCAGTCCAGCTGTGGTACGATTCCAGCGGGCCACGGCACAGTGGCCGTGTACACAAAAGCATGACGATCAACCAACATGCTTGTATTTAATTGGTCTCGGTGGAGAGATTCGAACTCCCGACCCTCTGCTCCCAAAGCAGATGCGCTACCCAGACTGCGCTACACCGAGGTTACTGCCGGTCTATTACATAAATCAATGCTACCATCATAACTATCACAACGATTGCCCCATGATTGGTCTCCTGGTTATATGGTAGGGGATGAGGGACTCGAACCCCCGCATGGCGGAATCAAAATCCGCTGCCTTACCAACTTGGCGAATCCCCAATAGTACTAACTTGGTATGATCTTGGGAATATAAGGCACATTCCTTGGACCATGACGCTGTTCAAACAGTTGCCGTGCTTCTTGTAAATCTTTTGCCCATACACGATCTTTGGTTTCTCCCTGCGGAGTCTTCACAGTGGTTTCATACATTGGCATAATATTTCCTTTATACTGGCCCGACCGGCAGGAATCGAACCCACATTCTGGAGGTAGAAGCTCCATGTCCTATCCATTGAACGACGGTCGGTAATACTGGAGCGGGCGAAGAGGTTCGAACTCTCGACATTTTGCTTGGAAGGCAAATGCTCTACCAACTGAGCTACGCCCGCAACTACTGGAGCGGCTAACCGGGTACGATCCGGTGACTTATGCTTGGCAAGCACATGCGTTACCAACTACGCCATAGCCGCTTAGATCTATAATGCTCCATTGGCAATTCTGTCTGCTGCATAGCTTGCTGCAAATGCCTTTGGCTTTACCAAAGGAATCACATTACAAGTACCGCGAATGTAGCCAATGGCCTGACCAACTACACAACTACTACCGTGTGCTTCATTGGGATTGATATCCAGATGTACTTCAACTGGAAAGTCACCCATTACTGGTGCTAGCCTCTGAAACATCTCACTAACACGATATACTTCATTCATTAACCGCATGGCAGGTTTGCTGAGCTTGTGGTCATAGTCACGTTCTCTTGTGATCTCGCCAAAGATCTTGCAACCGTTGTTGCCATTGATGTGTATCACAACCGCAACAGTGTATTCAGCGTACCATATGTTTTTTTCTCTATATCTAATACTATCAGCACCGAGATATACACGAGTACCTGGGCCACAGTTGTCTACAAATTGTTTTATTTCATCTACGTCGATACGTGGCACAATAAATCCTTTTAAGTTGGCCGGTCCGGAGAGATTCGAACTCCCGACAGCTGGTTTCGAAGACCAGAACTCTTCCGCTGAGCTACGGACCGATTATATGGCGGGCCTTGACAGGAATTGAACCTGCTACTCTATCCGTTGGAAGGATTAAAGGTCGCCAGAGTCAGCCCGTTGTTTGTATTCACGCCATGCATCCATGGCCACTATGCCCCAGCCAAACATCGCAGTGACATTTGCATACACTGCTGCCATGTTGTTGGCACCGTAACCGGTAATCATACCAGCCACACAAAACAATAGTACGATCAGTGGAAGAACTAGATTCAAAGTTTTCATGTTAGACCTCAAAAAAAAAATGGCGGAGCGTATTAGATTCGAACTAATGGTACTGATTTCTCAATACGACGGTTTAGCAAACCGCTGCCTTCGACCACTCGGCCAACGCTCCATGTTAGTAGTATACTGCAAATAGTATTTTAGATCAAGTGAAAACTGGTGCCCCGTGACAGAATCGAACTGCCGATCCATGATTACAAATCAAGTGTTATACCGTTTAACTAACGGGGCCGGTTGTCGTCTTCTTCTTGATCTGGCATGGGTGGCACACGTCGAGCTAGCCACATCCAGTACCAGACCAAAGGAATACAACAGATAAAAAATAAAAGCGGGCGCATTGTTTAGTTAGTATGCACTATGCTTTTAGAAAATATTTGGCGGAAGTGGTGGGATTCGAACTCACGGTACCTTGCGATACGACAGTTTTCAAGACTGCTCCAATAGACCTCTCTGGCACACTTCCTTTTTGGTGCTGATAACCAGAATCGAACTGGTCACCTCCGCCTTACCAAGGCGGTGCTCTACCTAATGAGCTATATCAGCATGGTAGCGATGGAGGGATTCGAGCCCCCGATCTTCCGCGTATGAAGCGGCTGCATTGACCAACTATGCTACATCGCCATCATGGTAGTCAGTACTGGTAACGATCCAGTGTCTCACGGTTATCAGCCGTGTGCTCTACCTTTGAGCTAACTGACCAATTTGGCTCCGGTGGAGGGAATCGAACCCCCACTAACGGTTTTGGAGACCGCCGCGCTGCCATTACACCACACCGGAATAACTTTATGGTACCGCCTGAGGGACTCGAACCCCCGACCCTTGGCTTCGTAGGCCAATGCTCTAATCCAACTGAGCTAAAGCGGTATATGTTTGGAGCATCGGGCTGGATTTGAACCAGCGAATCGAGAGTTTTGCAGACTCCGCCATTAGGCCGCTCTGGTACCGATGCATTGGGGTATCCGATCGGGATTGAACCGACGCTGAGTGTTCCACAGACACCCGTGCAGACCACTACACTACGGACACCATTAAATCCTATCTAGTGGTATTTCTTCCACTGGATGAGTAATCTTGCTTTCTACTACAAAAACATCAAACACAGAGTCATCTTCAGGATGACGTATTTCTTCAAGAAACCTATCGCCAAACTTCGAACGCCAATGCACAAAGCATTGTTTATTACTATCCCAACGAGCTACGCTGGCATTACGGCAACTACCTGTGTAATATGCACCATGTTCAAGATCAGCCTTGGCTATCTTGGGTGTGTAATCTCTCAACATTATTTTCTCCTTGTTTGGTGGACCGACGGGGAGTCAAACCCCGACCTCTCGGGTGCAAACCGAGTGTGCTCTCGCTATCACTATCAGCCCTTGATTGGCTCCAGCGGTTGGGATCGAACCAACGACAAACGGATTAACAGTCCGCTGCTTCTACCTCTGAGCTACGCTGGAATAACACTGGTGGGTGTCCACGGATTCGAACCGCGAATGTTTACCACGAGGGACCGGATTTACAGTCCGGTGTAGCACACGCCATAGCTACAAGACACCCTGAAATTTATTTTAGATCTTTGGCATCCACGCAGGTGCCACCTTTGAATACATAGACATCACTGTCCACACGCAGTTGCTCAAACACATGGTTGTTTACACACACATATGGATCTTTTTTATTTTCCACAGCATAGTAAACACCAAACCCAATACCAGCCAGCAACATAATCACAGGCAGATATTTCAAATATTTTACGATTTCAGGCAGGGCACTGAGAATCTGCGGTAGATTTTTCAGTAGTTCTTTCATGCCTGTATTTACTGTTTTTGGCGGTCCCAAGGGGTAACGATCCCCTTCTTTAGGCGTGACAGGCCTACGTGCGTCCATGAACACTTTGAGACCAAGATCATAATAGCAAGTGCTGAGATAATGCCAATTTAGACGTCTTGCGCTAACAAGGTCAAAGCCGAGGCCAGTTATGTCAGGACCCGTCCCCGGCCGGGAGAGCCCGCATAGTGACAGCGTCCTGTCACGCTACCTGTATCAGCACTTGCTGTTATAATCTAAAAATGCTCTGCGTCCCGCGGCGGTAATTATACTGCATCAAGCACCAAGTAGTCCTAGCACCATCACACACAGCCTCCACCCGCTCCACGACCGGGACCGTTCTCGCATTGCCAGCGCACTTTAGGCTAGAAGTGTACCGCCCGTGTGTGTCACCACACTTCTCATCCTCCGGGACCAGAGTATCCAGTGACGCTGGAACGTTTGGTACACGGTACGGGAATCGAACCCGTCTTCCAGCCTTGAAAGGGCTGTGTCCTAACCGATAGACGAACCGTGCATAAAATCGAGAACTAACAAGGAATCGCTGTTACAGATGCCGAAGCTGTGATACCGCATCAACCCTTGCTAAACTCTTTTCAGAGACAGATCGCTCACTTCTGTTTTATTTTAAATCTTGGTTAGGCCACGCTTTTCCACAGTCGCCCCTATCCTGGAGTGGTTACCCTGTCCACATTTGTTTCAGCGTCTCGTGCTAGCGGTTTTGTCCGCATATCTAGGTGCTCTGCTCTGCATTGCGCTAACGGTAGCCTAGCCAACCGGCCTAACTATGGTGTGGCGCCCCCTACTTTCAGGAAAGTAGTAACCGGAACTGGTTGCGGAGAACAGGAATCGAACCTGATGTCTTTGGCTTATGAGACCAACGAGTAAACCGTTTCTCCCCTCCGCCGCTGTATTGTATTTTGTCTAGTATAACAAAAAGAATTTAATTGGTCAACCATATAGAAACACATTCCAGGAACTCCGTAAAGATTTCCCTAGCGCCGGCCGCCTATATGTGTTCGAATGTGTTTTTATATGGTGGAGCCACAGGGATTCGAACCCTGACCTGACGGATTAAAAGTCCGCTGTCTTAACCGTTTGACTATAGCTCCTTCATCTTACCACTCTTGTCACTGTCCATAATGGACTCTCCTTGTAGTTAGGTGTCAGGCCACTTGATCCCTCAAGCCCCTGACTGAGCTGTTACTCTGTCCATCACACTTACTTCTGGCTAGGCGTGATACCCACCTACGATTTTTCTGGCACCCATGTCTGCGGGTTCTGAGGCTTTCATCGTATGAGCCCTGGCATTGTGGTGACGCCAACCACCCCCTTTAATAACGCAGAAGGGACTGCGGGATTCAAAACCATATTGAAACACACTAGGGGATTCGAACCGCCTCACTGTCGGCATCGGACAGCATTACCACCCGTCGTGCGCCCTTCGGCTTAGTGTGCTTCAATATGGTCCCAACATTGAGCATTATAAACAAACGCCAAATATTGGTCAACCATATGTTGGGGTCGACACCCCAACCAGTAGTCTTACTCACCTCGTTGCCGCCAGGGTTTTCATGTGTACTGTCCGCCCGTTTGTGATTTTTAGTGAATCACTGGTCCTCGTTACCTTAAACACTCAACAATTATAACACGTTTTTTGCGAGTTGTAACTGTCTAAAGCCTTGTTGCATCAGCCTAGCTCGTTCCAGCTTGGCTTCAATAAGTTCGGCCAATTGTTCTGCTGTTAGTACGTGCTCCTTGAGCTGATGCAAAAGTTTTTCATCGTTATTTTCTTTCATTTTTCCCTTAAAAAACAAAAAGCCCTGGAGTTTTTACTTCCAGGGCCCTAGTAGACGCATGTTGCTTGATGCTTGATCTACTTGGACCCCCCACTATCATTAATCTTGATCGCACGGGTATACCCAAACTGGAGCCATGTTGATAGGCCACTCTGTGTGGGACATTTGTGCATCGCGGATAATGAAAGTATTGAAGTCATCATAGCATCTATTTTACATTTTTATTTATACCAGGTCAACCTAGTTTTTGAAAAAAACAACAGACATTTCGCCAAATTTCTTAACAAAGATGCAAGAGTTGTTGTTTTGCTAACGTTCTGATAATCTGTATACGTAGTTAGAAAAATTACCGTACAGCGCCATCATCATGGCTTCTCTGCTGCCAAAAAAGGTAATACGTCTCTTTTTATCCAAGTGATATGGCCACTGTTGTCCACGATCCAATCTCAACAGGCTACCTTGCGATATGGGCTGATCTCGTGGTATCACAAATTCATGACACTCCAATTCTGCTTGCTCTTTGAACACACGTAGTCCTAGATCGGTCAGCGACAAACCACCTTTGTTTCTAAGATTACGCCACCAGGTGTTCATGGCAACTTCAAAAGGCACACGATCTGGCTCAGGCAGCAGATCTAATACTCTACGAGTGATTTCAGCTTTGCGATTCACTGGAGGTTCCAGTGACCGGAGGATACACTTGATCTCCAGCACGTAGCAACACCACGGTGAATTTGTTGGTACGAAATTGGCTATTCAGCTTTTTGGCCAAGTTGATTGCATGTCCGGGATTGCTAAAGCTGACCTTTTTGTATTTGGGACCAGGAAACTGCTGCAACATGTTGGCAGTTTTGAGATTGATAGGAGCGCCATCAAAAAACACAGCCCAGATACCCTCGCTGGCCAGCACTTGTTCTGTACGATAGGTATTTTTATCTGTGAGTTCTACTAGGATTTTTGGCTTGGGTCTAGACACAGCATCTCCTTACTTCAATTCAATATTTATGCCAAAAACCATGTAGTTTTTATTTAAAGCCACCACCAGTGACTTCGATGTTTATGACTTCGCTTTGAGAATTCTTTTGTTCAGCAGCGGCTTGTAGCTGCATCAAGAGCTTGGTAATGTCAGCATGCAGATCCCTTGCATCCTGCATGGTCATAACAAAGTCCTTGGCCGCACGACTTTCATGTGCTTTGATCCTGTCCACAAAGCGATTGATGTGCATGCTCATTGTGCTTCCTGTTCACTGTGAAAAGGGCCATGATAGGGATAGCGTTGCAGTGTGATCAGTTTTGGATTGCGTACCACACGCCATGTGCGATTCTGCATTACCTTATACCATCCAGCTGCATACCAACTCTTGCTCTTGCGAGTTTTGGTAAACAGTGGTAACTGCCTACGCACTTCATAGATGCCGTGTACTTGATTCTGAGGCTTTTTGTTGGTCTTAACAGCTGGTTCAAAGTCAATGCCCACACGTTGTTTGATTGTGCGAACACTTTTGTAGATCTCAACTTGATCTAGAATTTTAACTGTGTATCCATTAGCAGTGGCCTGAATGTTTCCGACCTTTTCGTCGTTTTGTTTTAGTATCCAAAAACGATCAGGTACTACGGGCTTGGCTATTATCATTCAATACTCCTTGGTATATTGTATTCAACCATTGTGCATACTGTTCTGCCTGTTCGCTGATTTTTTGCAAATCAAACTTACCACAGAACTTCATGAATCGCACACCTACTTGTCCAATGTCTTTGTGCGAAACCTGTTCACGAATAGCTGAGTCAACTTTATACTTGACTTCGTCAGGCTGAGCTGTGAGGTCAATAAGTTGTTTGTTGCGAATGTAGTCATCTAACACACGATGTTCTTGACCATCATGATCTGTCCACCTTTGCAACATCAGATTGTTCCATGCATAACCACGTGCATGGCGATCTTCAAATGCTTCCATTAATCCTACTTTGTTTTTTGTGCCCTTGACACGAACACCTGGATATGCAGAGAACACATTGTCAGATGCATCGCCTCGCATGCATTTTTCAAACAATAACCACTCTGGGTCGGGGATACGTTTAGGTTGTTTGGTTTTTTTATCTACGACTTCACGACCACGTGCATCAAACACACCTTCTAGTGTGATCAACTCGTCTTGAATACCATTGAATTGATTTACATTAGGGGCGATGAGTTGCACAAAATCAGTGTCACTGCTGACAATAGTGTGATGATCCTGGGGATGCAGATGTATCCATCTAGCAATGATATCGTCAGCTTCTGCTTCAGGGTGACGTATGACCGAACAGTTTGTGCCCTGCTCTAGGTATTTAGTAAAGTGATCATAGGTTTCCCAAAACACTCGATCTTCTTCGGCTTCTGCTTCTGTGAGCGCAGCACGAGCCACAGCACGGTTTTTCTTGTAGGGAGCGTAGAAGTCTTTGCGCCACGACCGTCCCTCCAATGCAAACACCACGTGATCAGCATTGAATTTCTTGGCTACCTTATTGATAGCAGCCAGGGTGATGTGTAGAGCATAACCAACTTTTTCTTCAGTGGAACTGGCTCTGTGTGCCACATGTCGAGCTCGGAAAAACATGTTGGCAGTGTCAATCAGCAAGTAATGCATAGGTCACCTAGAGTATATGATCGTGAACATATTGTAGCACATAATCCGCCCAAAAGCAATGGGCATCTGCTCCAAAATGCCAGCTGTGACTGTTAACAGGTTTGTAACCATTTAGGCGCAGTAGGGCATCGTAGGTGCTGTTTGGATCATAGGGCCCAATAAAACTGTGTTGCCAGTCCAACAACTCAGTTTCGCCTAGGAAATGGTTATTACCGTTGAAGAATAAATGTGGAACTTTTTGCTCGGCTAGTTCACAGTGTAGATTCCATATAGCTCGGTGCCAATGATTTCTACAGGCCACCCAATCCACCTTTTGAACAAATTCTTTGTATTGGTCTTGGTGTGATTCGGGAACTGAATCAGTGCCTGATGCGCCCACTTGGTAGTATTCACCATCAATCAACCACTCTTCGCGTTCCCAGGTACTCCATTGAATTATCACAAGGTCTTTGGCACTGGGTTGTGCATGATCCAACCATTGCCTAGTGGTGCGCATGATTCTGGCATTACTGGCTCCGGACTGTGCATCTATGTCCAAGATAGCATGTAGACGATTGGCTATCTCACAACCAAAACTCACACGTTCATTTTCAGGGTGTGGTCTTTTGCC